TCATAACCATTAGCATAGTAAACCATAGTATTTGCACCGGTTAAAGTAATACCATAACCACCTGTTTGAGGAGTACCAATTATAAATCTAACTTTACTATTAGGATCTTGGATTTGTTTAATAGCATTTTGTCTTTCTTCATTTGTTGTATCACCATAATAAGTTACATAAGAATCTTTACCAAAAGTTTTTTCAACAGCTTCAATGATAGAAGCAATATCATTTCTATAGTGAGCCCAAATGACTGCTTTGTTTTCTACTTCTTGTAATATATCTACTAGAGTAGACAATCTATCATTCTTAATTTTTTTAATTGATCCATCATCAGCTGTAAAATGGCCACAAGTAATTTGATGTAATCGCATTAACTGAACCATAGCTGATTGTGTTGTCATCATTTTGCCATCAAGTTGTGCTAGAGCAACTTGCTTCATTTGATTATATATCTTTTTGTTGTTCAGGTGTTAATTGAATGATTCGTTTTGTGTAAGTATAATCAGGTAAATCTAAACAATCTTCTTTCAAACAACGATAAGAAAAAGGTGATAGCTTTTCGGATAATTCTGCTAAATTTCTATACGCAACTACAATTTGTACAGATCGACCACCAAAATTAGCTGTTCTCATAACAGCATATCTTGTTCTAAATGAATAATAAGAAGCATGGTCTAATAAAAACTCATCTAAAAATTCACATTGTTTATATAAATCTAATGGAGATTTAGTTACTGGTGAACCTGTAAGTATTCTTCTGTATTTAGCAGCTTTACCTAGAGCTACAATATTCTTAGTTCTTTTAGCATCTGGGTTTTTAATAGTAGTTGATTCATCAATAGCCATTAATGTTTGATGACTGTTCAAGAAACTAGAAGCAAAGTCTAGTCCTTTCTTAGTAGAAAAAGCCTCTACGTTCATAATCAGTAGTTTAAGTTTGTGTGTTTCTTCAAACAAAGTACTTAATTTTGACTGTTGTTTTTTATTAATATTAGCTTTCCAAAGCACCATATTCTTTTCAATATGGTCAACCATATGGACAGGAACTTCTGTGTCATACCAATTTTGATATACCCCTTTTGGAGCAACAATTAAAGCTGCATTGATTTTACCTTTATCATAAAGCATAGAAATATTGTCAATAAGAACTTTAGATTTACCTGTACCCATCTCCATAAAATAGGCAAATACTTCCTTATTCCACGACTTTTCTAACGCAGTTATTTGATGCTCATAAGGCTTTGTTTTAAACTTATAATTCATAGTAATATTAGTCTTTATCTTTCTAATTATTTTATATATAAACAAATAGAATATGTCAACGAAAGAAACTTTAGACTACAAAACTATTAAAAGTCCTGAACCTAGTGTGTTCTTAATACAGGAACTTCCTGGTACACAAGCTGGAAGACCTAAATTTAATATTATGGGTGTTCAAAGGTATGGTAAAATCAAGGTTTGTTTACCTGAATTCTCACAAATTGTGCTATCTCCAGGTCCTTTAATCTTTAGATTAAGAAAACTTTTAGAAAATTATACACCAAAAGATTATTTATTACTTACAGGTGACCCTGCAATTATTGGTGTAGCGTGCGCAATTGTCGCAGATAAAACGAATGGTAAGTTTAATTTATTAAAGTGGGATAAACAAGAGAAAACTTACTATCCCGTTGAAATTAATTTATATGAAAAAGGAGCTATTGAAGATTGACATTGATAAAATAATTGTTTACAAGAAAGCAGAAAGTTAAAAAATAAACAAGGAGAAGAAAACATGAACCAAATAAACTTTGAACAAGATAAGTCAGAGTCTATAGAACAAACGAATGATGTTAAATCATTATCCGATCAAGTTCTAAAACTTCGTAGTCTAGAAGATCAAGTTAAAGACGCAGAAGATAATCTAAAAAAACTTAAACAAGAGGCAGATGTAATTTCATCTGAAGTCATTCCAACTATGATGGTTGAAATGAATGTCTCTACATTGAAATTAGCAGACGGATCCGCTGTAGAAGTGAAACCCGTCTACGGTGCTTCAATTCCTGTAGCAAAAAAGGAAGAAGCATTTAACTGGCTTCGTAAAAACGGCTTGGGTGATCTTATTAAAAATGAGGTTACTGTTTCCTTTGGTCGTAACGAAGATAACAAGGCTGCAGAATATGCTGACCTTGCGGTAGGGAATGGATATCAACCTGTCCAGAAGTTAAAGGTTGAACCCATGACCCTCAAAGCACTAGTTCGTGAGCGTCTTGAAGCTGGACAAGAGATGCCCACGGACTTATTTAACGTGTTCGCAGGAAGCCGAACAAAAATCACTAGAACATAGGAGGAATAATCATGAGTAGTGAAAAAAGAACAAAGAACCAAGGAACATCGGACATAGCAAACAAAGCTACAGCTGGTGCATTGTCTGTCAATCTGTTTGAAGCAGATGCAGATAAAGGATTAGGTAATATAGGTCATGATGATCTTGCATTACCTTTTCTTAAAATACTAGGACAACTATCTCCAGAAGTTAATAAGAGAGATGGGAAATACATTAAAGGTGCAGAACCTGGAATGATTTTCAACTCTGTTACAGGAGAGTTGTTTGACGGTGAAAAAGGGATCCAAGTGGTGCCTTGTCATTACAAGTTAGAATACATTGAATGGCAAGACAGAGGCGAAGGATCAGGTGCTCCAGTAGGAATACACCCTTCTTCAAGCGACATCTTAACTAAAACTAAAAGAGATGCTTCTTATAAAGATAGATTACCAAATGGTAACTATGTAGAAAAGACAGCAAGTCACTTTGTAATAGTTAACTCAGAAAATCCATCAACTGCTTTGATTTCAATGAAATCAACTCAATTAAAGATAAGCAGAAAATGGAATAGTATGGTGTCTAGTATAAAAATGAAGGGTAAAAACGGTCTATTTACTCCGGCATCTTATAGCCACATTTATCAATTAAGAACTGTTCAACAGTCTAATGATAAAGGAACTTGGTTTGGATGGGAAATTAGTAAAGTCGGTGCAGTTGAAGATGCTGCGCTTTACCAACAAGGTAAAAGTTTTTCTGAAAGCGTTTCTAAAGGAGACGTTCAAGTTAAACACGGCGAAGCTAACAAAACGGAAAATAAAACAGGAACACACTTCTAGTTTTTTAACATCGGTATGGGCGAAGAAAGTCGCCCATACTATTTAATTTATGGAAGATATATTTATAAAAGCTTTTTCAGGCTTACAAAGAAATTTTGGTGTAGCAGATNTATCGCAAACAACTATAGATCCTTCTACAGGCAAAGCTAAACCTATATATAAATGGGTACATAGAGCTATTACAAAAAATGATTACTTAGAACATTTAAATGGATCTACCTCTATAGGTATTCAACCGTGTGATGATCAAGGTATGGCAAGATTTGGTGCCATTGATATAGATGATAAACAACATAGCTATAAAGATTTTCCTTTTAAAAAATATTTAGATATTATTCAAAAATACAAACTACCTTTAGTCCCTATTAAATCTAAAAGTGGTGGAATGCATTTATATGTATTTCTAAAAGAACCTATCAAAGCTGCTACTATAAGAAATTTTTTAGAGAAATTATTGTTTGCTTTAAAACTTCCAACTAACATAGAGATATATCCTAAACAAACAGAACTTGGAAAAGACTCTGATGGTAAATACATTGATGGACAATTTATAAATATTCCTTACTACAACAAAACAGAACGAACAGCTTTTAATTTTGATGGAGTCCCTTTTACTTTTGATCAATTTGTACAAGTTATTGATGCTAATACTTATACAGCAGATGAACTAGAAGAATTTGGTATTACTCATATGAAAGAAATACTAAGTGGGGGAAGTGAAGAATTTTCTGATGGTCCTCCTTGTTTAGGTATACTAACAAAAGAAAAACTTAGTGATGGCCGAGATAGATTTTTATATAACTACGCAGTATTTGCTAAAAAGAAATACCCAGATAATTGGGAAGAGATGGTTAAAGCAGCTCCAACTAAATATTTTCAAACAAATGCGCAAGGTATTTTAGATTGGACAGAAGAAAAAACTAAAAAGAAACTAGCCTCTTGGAAAAGAGAGATGAAGGGACATACTTGTAATGAAGATCCTATCCAACCTGTTTGTGTAAAGGCAGAATGCAAACATAGAAGATTTGGATACTTATCAGATAAAAGAAAAGTGTTTCCTCCTTTAACTGGTTTACAAAAAATAAATTATCCAGAACCTGAATATACTTTTAACGTTACTGTAGGTGAGAGTACAAAAGAAGTTAGAGCAAAGACTATAAAACAAATTATTATTCAAGATGAACTTAGAGCTATCATTGGTAACTCAGCAGGAATTGTACCTCCAAAAGTAAAACAAGATTCTTTTCAAGATATATTAGATGGTTTATTTCCACCTAAATTAATTACATCTCCACCAAAAGGAACTACTCCTGAAGAACTATTAGATGAATATTTAATTGCTTTATCTTAAAGGTCCTAAAGCAGAAAACTATGCTGCATTTAAAAGTGGTGCAACTTTGATTGATGGTGATGAAGCTTTCTTTACTTATAATAATTTTTATAACTCATTGAAGAATAAAGAATGGAAAGAAAAAAGAGATAGAACAGCAGAGATGATGCAAACTTTATTTAAAGCAGAGTTTGCTATTAAGAAAAGATTTCCTAAAAAAGATGGAAATGAAGATAGTAAATATCCTGCCGTATCTGTAGTTAAGATACCTATTGAATCTAGAGATCTTAGTGTAACTAAAGGTGAGATAATACCTCTTAAATCTAAAGAGGATATAATGTAATGATTACAAAATTTTTTGGTCCTCCAGGTACAGGTAAAACAACAACTTTATTAAATCACGTTAAAAACTTTATTTTAAATGAAAAGATAGATCCCAAAAAAATAGGCTACTTTGCGTTTACAAAGAAAGCAGCTAGGGAAGCTAAAGAAAGATTATTAAAAGATAAGGAAGTATCTCATTTATTAACTAAAGATGACTTAGAAAATTTTAGAACACTACATTCTTTTGCCTTTCAAACTATTAGTATGAGCGAAGATAGAGTAATGCAATCAGAACATTACGAACAAATAGGTAGAGATTTAAATTTAAGAGTTACTGACGGTGGAGATGAAAGTGGTTATTTAAGTTTTAATAGTGAATACTTTAAACTTATTAATAAAGCTAGAGTAAAAAATATTTCAGTAGAAGAAGAGTTTAACTCCAATGAATGGAGTAGAGAAATAGATTATGAAACACTTGGACATATTTATTTGAATTATAATAATTTTAAAAAAAATAATACCTTATATGACTTTAATGATATGATTGATTTGTTTGTTAAAAAGAAAAACGATTGCCAAGAATTAGAATATATTTTTATTGATGAAGCCCAAGATCTATCACCTATCCAATGGAACATGTTTGATGTTTTAAAAACAAAATGTAAACATTTATTTTTAGCAGGAGACGATGACCAAGCTATATTTGCTTGGGCGGGTGCTGATGTCAAAAGATTTTTAAATGAACCTGCAGATGAAATAGTATTAGATCAATCAGAAAGAGTTCCTCTATCTGTACAGAATCTTTCAAATGTTATCTTAAGTAGAATTAAAACAAGGAAAGAGAAAAACTATCTAGCTAAAAAAGGAAACGAAGGTAAGGTAGAATATATTTATGATACAGATAATCTAGATCTAACTAAAGATAGGTGGTTAATTTTAACAAGAACAACTTATCGAAGAGATAAAATTTGTAAACAGCTTAGAGAAAAAAGTATGTATTATAAAACAAAATACGGAAAAAGTTATGATGCAAAATTATATAAGTGTATATTAAAATGGGGAGAACTTACAAAAGGTAATACTATAACAATATCTGATTGTAAGGATGTATTTGATTATCTAGCTAAAGATTTTCCTGAAAGTGAATTAAAAAATAAATCAGATGTTACTATAGAAGACATTGGTTATTCTAAAAAAGATATATGGTATCAAGTTTTTGTTAACGCAGATCAAGAAGAATGTTTCTACATAAGAACAATGTTAGGAAACAAAGAAAAATTATCAGATGAACCTAGAATAGAAGTATCAACCATTCACGGAGCAAAAGGTGGAGAAGAAGATAATGTTATTTTAGTTTTAGATAATACCAAAAAAATAAGAGACTCAGTAGAGTTAAATCAAGACAAAGAGGATGAGGAGCATAGAGTTTGGTATGTAGGAGCAACTCGATCTAAACATAATCTATATGTCTTAAAACCAGCAAAAGAAAGGTACGGTTATCAACTATGACGGATAGTAGTATATTCAAAGATCTAGAACCACAAGAAAAGCAAATAGGAGGAAAACATTACAAAAATTTTCACATTCAACCTTATGAATTTATTTCAAAAAATAATCTTTCGTTCTTCCAAGGGAACGTTATAAAATATGTGTGTAGATATCTTACAAAAAATGGTATAGAAGATCTAGAAAAGATAATACATTATTGCGAATTAGAAATTAAGAAATTAAAAGATATGAAAAGGAAAAAGAAATGAGAGTACCTTTATTTACAGCACAGACTGAATGGATTGAACCTGAAGAATATCCTGATTTACGTCAATATGAAGAAATAGCAGTCGACTTAGAAACAA